GTAAAGGCACAAACGTTCTGATTAACAGTCTTAAAAAAGAGTTTGATGTTTCCTATGGCTACGCTAGACGGTTAGCAGTCACGGAGTCAGCTAGGGTGTATTCTGAGGCTCAAAAAGCAAACTATGAGACAAACGAGGTTGAATGGTATGAAGTTATGACCGAATTAAAAGCGTGTCCGATTTGTCAACCGTTCAACGGGAGAATCTTCAAAGTATCAGAAATGGTTCCAGCATTGAACGCCCCACCATTTCACCCTAACTGTAGATGTACTACGGTACCGCATTTTATGATAAACCCTAAGCTTTTAGACAGATATGAGAAAGTAGAGGAGTAAAAGATGTTTATTTGGAATTTGGTATCAATTGCTTTAGGGTGGTTGGTATTTTCGTTTTTAACGCTAGTTATCATAGCAGTTGTAAAAGCGATGATTAATGTAATCAAAAAATAAGATAACCGTATGGAATCCCGTACGGTTATTTTATTGTCCAAACTTTGAAGACATTAAAAGCTAAGGATATCAGTCCACTCTGGACTTAAAAAGGAGGGCCTAAAATGGCAGAAGAAATTAAAGAACCTGTAGTTGAACCTGAAATTGAACAAGCTAGCGCTCAAGAAGAGGAAAAAACTACAGAAAAAACATTCACACAGTCACAGCTTGATGAAATCATTCAGAAAGAGAAAGCTAAGGCCAAGCGTTCTGCTGAAAAAGAGTATCAAGCTAAGATGGATGAAGCTGAAAAGCTACGCAAGATGAACGAGGTTCAGAAAGCAGAGTATGAGCAAGAAAAACAAAGAGCATACATTGCTGAACTGGAAGCTAAAATCAATCGTAGCGGGCTAGAGCGAGAAGCCTCAAAAATGCTTTCTGAGGGCGGTATCGTGGCGGATGAGAAAATCCTAGGCATTGTCGTTAAAGATACAGCAGAAAGAACGCAGGAGGCTGTAGATAGCTTTGTAGCTTTAGTGAATGAACTAGCTGACAAAAAAGTCGGCGAAAAATTAAAAGGTAAAACGCCTAAGAAGATGGAAGACACTTCTGCTGGCGAGATTACCAAAGAACAATTCAACAAAATGGGGTACCAAAGCAGAAATGAATTACTGCAAAACAATCCCGAACTATATCATAAATTGAAAGGATGATTAATAAATGACACAAACTAAAATTGCACAATTAGTAAACCCAGAGGTTTTAGCTGATATGGTTTCAGCTAAGTTACCAAAAATGATTAAATTTACACCTTTAGCTTACGTGGAACGTAAGTTAGTAGGACAACCAGGAAATACAGTTACAGTACCAAAATGGGTATATTCTGGAGACGCTAAAGAAATTGGAGAAGGCGTTGCAATCGAGCCAGACCAATTAACGACTGACAAATCTACAATGACAATTAAAAAAGCTGGTAAAGGTATCGAGTTAACAGACGAGGCTTTATTATCTGGTTTAGGCGACCCATTAGGGCAAGCAGCACACCAAATCGCTTTAGCTATCGCAAACAAAGTGGACAACGACTTAGCTACTGAGGCTGCAAAAGCTACTCAATATGTCGATGATGCACCTACAACAGGAGATGCACTTGATAAAGCTTTAGCAGTATTCTCAGATGAAGAAGATGCACATTATGTTGCAGTTATCAATCCAGAAGATGCGATCGCATTACGCAGTAACACAGTAAAAGAGTGGTTACGTGGTTCAGAAATCGGTGCAAATACCGTTGTTTCTGGAACTTTTGGTGAAACGCACGGTGTTCAAATCGTACGCTCTAAGAAAGTTACTAAAGGAAAAGGTTTCTTGGTTAAAATTTCAGCAGTTGAAACAGATACAGACGATGTTGCTAAATATGGTGCGTTCGTTATTAACTTAAAACGTGACGTGGCTATCGAAACAGACCGTGACATTTTAAAGAAAACAACTGTTATTACTGGCGATGAGCACTACGGTGTTTACTTATACGATCCAACAAAAGTTGTAAAATTCGGAGGTGCTTAATGGGAATGTTGTTAAGACGACATTACCCACAAAAGCCTGTTGAAACGGAAGTTGTTAATGAAACGGAAGTTGTTACTTATAACGATTTAACAGTTAAAGAGTTAAGAGATATCGCAAAAGAGCGCGAAATCGAAGGTTATTCAACATTAAGCAAAGAGGAACTTATCGCAGTATTGGAGGGATAGCATGGAAAATATCACTCAAGCAAAAATATTGCTAGGGATTGAAGACAATCTCCAAGATAAGTTACTAACAACAATAGCGACGTTGACAACCGCTAATTTTTTAGCTTACGCAGGCGTGGATGATGTCCCAGAAGGCCTTGAGTATATTATTACCGAGGTCATTATTAAACGGTTTAACAGAATTGGTGCTGAGGGAATGAGTAGTCAATCCCTCGAAGGCACCTCTATGAGGTTTGATTCCGATGATTTCAAAGAATATGACAGCGTGATTAAGCGAGTTTGCTCGAAAACATTCAATGCGGGGTTTAAGATGCTATGAGATATAACGAAAGAGTGGAAATTATCACTAATCAACAAGAAGAGTACAATCCAGAAACGGGCGAATATACTTCTAATGAAGGCGAAAGATTGATTGTCCCAGTCCACGTTATGGACTTAGGCGCTGATAAACAAGTCGCAGTTTTCGGAGAGTATAAACGAGGTTCAAAAGTGGTTTATTTCCAAAATGCGCCTAAAGTATCATTTACTTATCTCATTTATCGAAAAGAACGCTATAAAAGCAGAGCGGACAAACAGTCTGGAAGAGTATTCTATTTAGAGAAGGATAATTCTGTTGGGTAGCTTACAATTTGAATTAAAAGGCCTTGAAAAGCTTCAAACTAAACTTCAAAGAGTCGCTAAAATGGAAGAGGTTGAGCGCATCGTTGAGAAACACGGTACTGAAATGCAGAAAAAAGCAGTAAACAACGCTTCCAAATTCAGAGGGCACTATGAGGGTCGAGGCAAAAATAAACATTTTGTCAAGCCTACTGGGGCGACAAAACGTTCTATTTCTGTCAATAGTAGTAAGGTCGGCAGGTTCAAATATAAAGTTGCACCAGGCACTAGTTACGCTGCTTATGTTGAGTTAGGGACTCGCAAAATGAGCGCACAACCGTTTATCAAACCAGCTTTTGACGAACAGAAAAAACTATTTAAAGACGATTTGGAGAGGTTGGTTAAATGAAATCAAGAGAGCAATCAGTTTTTGACAGCGTATTTAAACGTTGCCAGAATTTAGGGTATAAAACGTATGACTATAAACCAGACGACAATGTGCCTTATCCATTCGTGGAGTTAGAGGATACTACTTCTATATTAGTACCTAACAAAACGGACGTGAAAGGTACAGTCGAACTGGTCTTATCGGTGTGGAGTACCCGTAAAAAACGTAAACAAGTATCGGATATGTGTTCGAGTATCCTAGCAGAATCGATGAAGATTGTTGAGGCTGACGGCTATTATGTAGCCTTGAATGTTTCACAATCTACAATATCAATTTTTGACGATAACACGACAATCGAACCGCTAAAACGTGGTCGTGTTCGCTTAGTATTTACAATTTTATAAGGAAAGAGGTTAAAATATGCCAATTGCAAAAAAAGGGATTGATAGTATCCTATTATTTCGCTTGTTAAGTGAAGCAAGCAAAGCGGACGGTGCTAAACTAGCATTCCAAACTGAACACTCAACAGAAAAGAGCCGTGACGCTAACTCAATCAAAACGAAAGACGGTGTTCTTCAATCAGTCGGTGGTATTGAGGTTTCAATCACTGCTACAACGATCATGGCAGAAGACGATGAGCTTGTTGCCAAATTAGAAACTGCTATGGACAAAGGCGAACTCGTTGAAGTTTGGGAAATTGAAAAGAATGCTAAAAAACAAGGTAACAAATACGAGTCAGTATATTACCAAGGTTATTTAACATCATTCAAGAAAACTAAAAACGCAGAAGACCTAATCGAGTTAGAACTTGAATTTGCGGTAAACGGAACTGGAGTTAAAGGTTATGCAACTCTTAACACTAGCCAAGCAGAAGTGGTTCAATATGAATTCGCTGATACAACAAAAGGAACAGCAAGCCCAGCTAGTCCTGTAGCTGGTGTAGCTGGTGTACCTGGTATCGGTGGTTAGAAATTAAGAGAGGTTTACGCCTCTCTTTTTTATTGTATTTTTTAGAAAAAGGAGAAAACAACAATGCAATTAAAAATCAATGATAAAACTTACAACATTAAATTCGGAGTGAAATTCGTTCGTGCGCTTGATAAAGCTTATCCAATCGAACAACAAGGCTTAAAATTCGGGATGGCTCTATCTGCTAAAATTCCAGAATTGTACGCTAAAAATATCGCATCATTGGCTGATATTATCTACTACGGAACAGTTACAGAAAGCCCACGCCCTTCATTAACGGATGTTGAAACATACGTTGAAGAGTGCGAAGATCTAGAAAAATTGTTTGATGATGTACTTCAAGAATTAAGCGAGTCAAACGCAGGAAAGTCTTTGATGTCGGAGATGAATCAAGAACTCAAGAAGAAATAATTGAGAAATCATCTCTTGAGACGTTCGAGGAAATCATTATAAATTGTGTTCGATTTTTAAACATTACTGACATGAACGAGATTGGTCGTATGACAATGTACGAATATGACTTATTGATGACTGGAGTATTATTACGAAAGCAAGATGAAGACGAACTCTTACATCGCTCTGCTTGGTTAACTAGACAAGTAGAAGCCACGAAATCGGACGGCAAAACTCCTTTGTATAGAAAATACAGTGATTTCTACAGAAAAAAAGATACTAAGCAAAAGTATCAGTTCTCAGACAAAGAGAAAGAACTTTTGCTGAGAGCAAATACGTAAGGAAAGGAGGAATATAATGGCAGAGACTTATTCAGTTGAGGCGGTGCTTACCGCTGTAGACAAGGGAATGAGTTCTACTTTGAACGGACTTCAAAAAGCAATCAATGGACTTCAAAAGACCTCATCCGCATTTGATAATATTTCAAATAAGAGCAGTTCAATGTTTAAGTCGATGCTTGGTGCGAACCTTGTTAGTTCAGCAATTACATCGGCTTTTGGAAGTGTAAAGAACACTCTAGGCGAAATGGTCGGAGAGTTGAATAGCTCGAAAAAGGCGTGGGACACGTTTGACGGAAACCTAAGTAAATTAGGTTGGGGGAAAGACCAGATCAACGAGGCAAAAGAGGCTATGCAGGACTATGCAACGAAAACTATCTACTCAGCCTCAGACATGGCTAGTACGTTCTCTCAAATGGCGGCAATTGGTCGTAATGATAGCAACGAGCTTGTAAAGGCTATGGGTGGTCTAGCAGCATCCGCAGAGAATCCTAAGCAAGCGATGACGTCCCTATCTCAACAAATGGTACAGGCTCTAGCGAAACCTAAAATCACTTGGCAGGACTTTCGTGTCATGATGGAACAAGCTCCAGCAGGTATGAGTGCTGTTGCTAAAGAAATGGGAATGTCACTTAATGAATTGATCACCAAGATTCAAGATGGACAAGTTAAAACCGATGATTTCGCTGAAGCGTTTAAACGTGCAGGTATGACCATGCAGGACATGGCTACGAGTTACAAGACAATTGACCAAGCACTGGACGGTATGAAAGAGACACTTTCAAACAAATTAAAGCCAGCTTTTGATACATTGTCTAAAGCAGGTATCAAGGCACTTGAGGCGATTATGAATCAGCTTGACAAGGTTGATTTTAACAAACTAGCCACAGGGATTGAGAGTTTTTTTAGTAAAATTGATTTCGATGCAGTTATTGAGAAAATAACCTCGTTTGTTGGTTCGGCAGTTGCTAAAATCAAAGAATTTTGGCAAGGCTTTACAAACACAAGTGCAATATCTGACTTTAAACAGGCGATGAGCGAAGTTTGGGAGGCTGTTAAGAAAGTATTTTCTTCACTTGCTGGAGGAGATACAGCCTCATTCGGAGAAAAGGTTGGGAAAGCCTTAAGTGCAGTTTCGCAGGCATTACAGGCGTTTGCTAAAATCGTTCAAAGTCTAAGCCCAGAACAGATAAGGGCGATTGCTACAGCGTTTATCGGCTTTAAAGTGGCACAAAGGTCAACAAAACTTTTGACAAATGCTTTAATCGGATTGAGCAAAGGAGTAGGCGCAATCAAGGCTGTTTTTGGTGGTTTAGCAAGCTTTACAAGTGTGGTGAAAGCTTTACACGGTATCGCAAAAGGCTCTCAAGCTGCTAGCTCGGCATTAACTTTCATGTCTGGAAGTTCAAAACTTGCTAAAGGCGCACTAATCGGACTAAACATTTTCAGTAAAGTGGGCGGTTGGATTGGTTCAGCAGTTTCAGCAATTGTTGCTTTCCTTGGACCAGTTGGTTTAGTTATTGCTGCGGTCGTGGCAATCGGTGTAGCTTTCGTTGTCCTATGGAACAAATGCGAAGGTTTCAGAAATTTCTTTATAGGTCTATGGAACGGCATTGTCAATGTTGCCTCAGACGCTTGGAAAGGTATTCAAGGCGCTTGGAGTGGATTGGTAGAGTGGTTCTCTAATCTATGGAACGGAGTTAAGGAAACCGCCTCAAATGTTTGGAATGGTTTCCTAGAAACGGCAAAACCAGTGATTGACGCTATAAAAACTGCTTGGGATAGTATCACAGGGTTCTTCTCAGGACTTTGGAAAGGCGTTAAACAATTTGCCTCAAATGTCTGGGATAGCTTTGTAGAAGGCGCAAAACCAATTATAGAGTCGTTGATGAATGTATGGAACGCTTTATCAGAGTTCTTCTCAACACTTTGGGACGGTATTGTTTCAATCGCAAAAACAGTTTGGAATGGTATTGTCGAAGTTGTTACGGCTGTTGTTGAAACGGTTAAGAATGTATGGAACGGTATAGCAGAGTTCTTTAGCAACCTATGGAAAGGAATTACAGAGGCGTCTACTATTGCGTGGAATGGCTTTGTTGAGTTCATGACTCCTATTATCGAAACAATCAAAGGATTGTGGAATGGTTTTGTTGAGTTCATGACTGGCGTTTGGAACGGTATTGTTTCAATCGCTACTACTTCATGGAGTTTGCTACAACCAATCGTTGAAGCGGTATGGACTGCTATTCAAACATATATTTCAACGGCTATTCAAACAATTCAAACTATCATCACAACAGGAATGCAAATTGTCCAAGAAGTATGGAATGCGGTTTGGACGGTGTTTACAACGATTGTTCAAACTGTATGGACTGTTATTTCGACAGTTATTTCAACTATCTTGAATGTGATTGCTGGAATTATCAACACGGTTACTGCTGTAATCAAAGGAGATTGGAGCGGTGCTTGGGAGGCTATTAAAGGAATAGCCTCGACCGTTTGGGAAGGTATTAAGACGGTTATCACAACTGTAATCAATGCGATTAGTACTATTATTAGTACAGTTTTAGGTGCGATTAAGAATACCGTTTCAGCAATTTGGGAAGGTATTAAGAGCATCATAACAACAACAATCAATGCGATTAAGGAAACCGTGGTAAATGTCGCCAACGCCTTGAAAGAAGGTTTCTTGGGTGCTTTAGATGCACTTAAGGGCGGAGTTTCAAGTGCGATCGAGGCGATTAGTGGTTTCTTTGGCAGATTATGGAACATTGATTTAAGCGGTGCAGGTCGTGCGATTATGGACGGGTTCCTCGGTGGGTTGAAAGCAGCATGGAATGCAGTTACTGATTTCATCGGTGGAGTTGCTAACTGGATTGCAACGCATAAAGGACCTATCTCGTATGACAGACGATTGCTTATCCCAGCAGGTCAAGCCATTATGGGCGGTTTCAATACTGCTTTAATGAGTGGTTTTGAAAATGTCAAAGGAAATGTGTCTGGAATGGCAGACGGCATTCGTTCGATGTTCGATGATGCAGGTTCAAGAGTTTCAGCTATGTCAAATGCTTTGCAGGGAGATTTCTCGAACAATGTATCTGGTACATTATCAGCTACTTATGAAGTCAACCAGACTAAAGAGCCAGCGGTTATTAACCTTGCACTTGGTTCTAATGATTTCAGAGCATTTGTTGCGGACATTTCCAACATTCAAAGTAAAGAAGAAAGGATAAGATTGAAGGCTTCAAGCCTTTAATGGTGGTTTAAATGTATACTTTTAACGACACAACAAAAGGCACGCCAACATTTAACTCTGGTTTAGAAGTTCAATTTGGCGGTGTAAGCCTCAATCAAGAAATGAATAACGAGGACGGAACGTTTTTCGTGGCGAATACCACGGGGCGGGACGTCCTTGATTTTCACCATGAAACAGCGAACATAAAGGGCCGTGACGGTCAATATCTCTATGGTGCGACTTATAAAGAGCGTGAAATTGAGGTGCAGGTCAGACTTACTGGTTATACTGATTTGGGAATGCGGAAACAATATGAGCGTTTAAATCGCTTGCTGTTCTCTCGACAAGCTAAGAAATTAGTATTTGGTGATGATCCTGGAAGATACTACAAGGCAATCTTTTCAAAAGTTAAGAAGCCAGAATTGGAAGATGCAAACGATACTGTTATCAAACTACATTTCATTTGCTATGACCCTTTCAAATATACCGAACCTAAGACCGTGACAACTAACTCGGTTACTTACAACGGAGATTTTCCAGCAGAGCCTATTTTGAGGCTTACAACTCAAGAAGGAACTGAAATTCGTATCTTGCACCTTGAGTCACAAAAATATATCAGATTAAAGGCTGCTTATATTCAAGGTTCTAATCTACTTGTTAATTGTGAGACTAGAGAAATCACGTTAAACGACAGAAACGAGTTGATGAACTTTGATATGGTTAACAGTCGTTATTTTAAACTTCAAAAAGGCGTAAACACTTTTCAAGTTGAAGGCGCTGTGTTGAATAGTATTGAGTATAAAGAGGTGTTCGCATGATTTATTTGTTTAATCAGACAGAGGAATTGATTGATGTAATTGATGAGGCGAGCCTTGCAGATTTTACTCATACGATAGAAACAAACCAGTTTGATAGAGCAAGCTTTGAAATTCCAATAGATTACAAGCCAAGCATTATTAAAGAAGTCCAGTTTTTCGGTTTTCAATCGAAAGACGGGGCTTTTTGTTTATTCAGAGTTTCTGAAAAATCTTACGATATCAGTTTGACTATCCAAGGTATAGACAGAGCAGAAAGCGACTTGAATTCATTCATCATCGAGAATAAGCGACCTGGTGGAACTGCTGACCAAGTATTGAGTGGAATTTTAGAAGGAACAGGCTATCAATTAGGAAATGTAGACGGCTTGACTAGAACAGGTAAATTGAGTTTCTACTATATTTCAGTTCGTCAAGCGCTCGTTAAAATAATTGAATCGTACGCTTGTGAGTTCAAGATTAGATATACCTTTGTCGAAAATAAGATAATCGGACGATACATTGACCTAAATCAACGTTTCGGACGTGTTACAGGACATCAATTCGAGTATGGATCTAATATTCTAAATGTTACCTACGAAGAATCGTCTGATGATGTTGTAACTGCTCTTATCGGTCGTGGTAAGGGTGAACAAAGCACGGATGAAAATGGGGAAGCTACGGGCGGTTATGGTCGTAGAGTCCAGTTTAAAGATGTTACTTGGTCTGTATCAAATGGCGACCCTGTCGATAAGCCTGCAGGGCAGAATTATGTAACAAATGAGGCAGCTAGAAATATCTACGGATTGCATCAGAACGGAGTTGTTAAGCATCGTTTTGGCGTATATACCAACGAAGATATTGAAGATCCTGTTGAGTTGCTAAAAGCGACTTACAAAGAGTTACAACGCTTATCTGTTCCAATCGTTACATTTAAGGCCAATCTCTTAGATTTAGCCAATGCGATTGAAAATGATGTTTGGATTGGAGATAGCGTCGGAATCGTAAGAGACCAGATAGGAATTTCCTTTGAGGCTAGAATCCACAAGCTAACAATCGACAAACTTGATAATAACCGCTCGGTCGCTGAGCTTGGAGATTATCAAACGTTGCAAGCTAAAGACCGTGCGACACGTCAACAAGCAATAATAGATGCAGTGAGTAGTTTTAGTGAATCACTAATTGAAAAATCTATTGCGAATGAAGTTGAAAGACGAAATAAAGAATTCGATGAGAAAGTGCGAATCAACAAGCTTGAAATTGATAATGCTATCAAAGAATACAAAAACAAAGCTGAAGAAACTAAGCGTGCGCTATCTGATGAAATCAATCAAAGGTTCCAAGAATTCAGCCCAACTGGACTTGATGAAATTAAAGCAAAATCAGAGGAAGCCTTGAAGAAAGCTGGGGCGAGTGCTGACCTTGTTGAAGAATTGAAGAAAAATGTTGCTGAAAACACAAATGATTTCCAACGTGTTAAAGAAACTAATCAACTCTATGAGCGTATCTTGGGTAGTACGGATTCAAACGTTGCCTCAAACGTCGCTCGTATGGCTTTAACCTCAGAATTGTTTAAGGTTGAAGTAGGAAAGAGATTTAGTAAACTTACTAATCTATTTTATGCGCCAACCAAGATTCCTAAATACATTTCATCAGTAGCAACAGATAAGCATTTAGAACGTGTTAGCTTTGGTGATCATGATGGTATCAGAATTAACTATACTGACACTATGGAAGGCTGGTTTGGGGTTCGATTCCCTCTTACTAAAAAGTTTGTCAAACAAGGTGAGAGTCTTGGGTATCGTATCGAGATTGAAGTAGAAAAAGTGCCTAAAGATGGTATGGTTTTAATTCAATTATTGGATAACACTCCAGAGCTGGGGATGTATTATGCCTCTCAAATTCTGCTTAATAAAACTGGCAATCAGGTATTTACAGGATATTTAGACATTCCTACGACGGGAGAACTTAATGAGTACTCACTTAGGTTTGTCCTTTCAAGTCCAGGTAACATCGTTATTCATAAGCCTATGGTTGTTGACAAACGCATAATTCCTGACGAATTCGTAGATAGCACTGACTACAACAACGAGTATAATCGAGTGTCTATGTCATTGTTAAAAGATAGTTTTGCTATCCAAACCTTGACTAGTCCAGGAGCAGTAACATCTCAAATCAATTTAGCACCTAACGACGCTTTGATTGAAGCAAGTAAAATCCGACTAAAAGGTCGAACACTTGCTGATGAAATTACCGCGATAGACGGTTATTTTAAACGATTGTTTGTGGGTGATGCACGAATTGGAACGCTTAATTCAGATATTATCAGAGCCGATTCAATCACGGCTGATAAGCTAGTTATGGATTCTGCTATGGCTAGAAGATTCGTCGCTAGTGATTTATTCACAGATACGCTCGCTGCTAAAACAGCCTTCATCAACAAACTACGGTCAGTAGTAGTATCAGCAACCTTGCTTGAAGGTTATAAAGGAAAAATCGGTGGATTCCAAATCGGTACACATGATAAAGATCCAAGCGTTTCTTGGTTGACTGGTACCAATCAATTTGCAGTTGGTATGAGTAACGGTAGCTCAGCATGGGGGCAAACTGCTCTTTGGGTAAACTGGGGAGATAACTGGGATAAACCAGGCGACTATGCCTGGTATGTGAAACGAACAGGAGAAATGTTCTGTTATAACAAGGCGCAATTCTGGAACGTCCCTCGGATTCACGGAAACCTCGAGGTGACTGGAAAAATCATTTATTACATTGACAGAGCGAATAATAAAATCGGACATTGGATTCACTCACCTTCATATACGAGTATTGCAGAAAGCAATGGTTATGCCTATCTATACCGTCAATCTGGTGGGTATTCGTGGATTCCTTTAAACAAAGATATCTCCGACCGTCGATACAAAACTAATATCCAAGACAGTCAAGTTTCAGGGTTGGATGTTATCGAGCAGTTGAAAACCTACTCTTATCGTAAGGAATATGATGACAAGATTGAAGATATCTCATGCGGTATCATGGCTCAAGATGTCCAGCGAGTTGCACCAGAAGCGTTTTTTGAAAATCCGGACGGTGCTTACTCATATAACACGTTCGCACTTGTGCCTTACTTAATCAAGGCTATTCAAGAACTTAAGAAAAAAGTAGAAAGGTTGGAAACAACATGAACGGACAAGACAAGCAGATTAGTAGTCTCACGATTAAATCATTGAGTGAGAGAATCAGCAATGAAGCTACTCAATCAGCTACACTAGAAGCTCTATACACAGTTACAGCTATGGAATTGGAGCAGATGAAACGAATCATCGAATCAGATGAAGAACTAAAAGCAAAATTTGAAAAAGTAAGAAAAGAAAAGGAAGAATAATATATGACATTTAAAATCATCAACAAATATTTACAAGAGAACAACCGCACATTCGTTGCAATTCGTCAAGAGGCACCATATACGGCTTTTGACCGTGTATTGATCGGTAATCACATGAATGAGTCAGATGAAGACTTGATTAAAGCGGTCATTGCTCAAGTGACTACTGAATTCAATCCAGCCGAGGGAGTGAAGAAACTTCAAGAAGACTTGCAAACGCAAGCTGAAAGTTACGAAGAAAAGCTTGCTGAAAAAGATGCAAAAATTGCAGAAGTTAAAGCAGTTGCAGATTGGGCTGTGTTGGCTCGTGTAACAGACACGGACAATCCACTAGACCCAACTGTTTTCAAACGTGGTCTTGAATTGGTTAACCTTGGAAAAATTGGTAAGACTTACCAACCACAAGAAATTTTCACCCTTGAAAATCCAAATCACATCGAAAAATATCAAGAAGGTAGACGTGTTATGATTCAAGTAAACGAGCCATTCACTTATCAAGGAGAAACACTTGAGCAACTTGCAACGCTTGAGCAAAACGGAAAGCTTGGCATTTGGAAATGGACTGAACCAAAAGCAGAAAAGCCATCAAATGAGTTAGACACTCAGCCTGTACAATAATCAACTGTTTCAGAAAGGGAGGTGGGTTAATTGGATTTCTTAACCTTAATCGATAAACTCACGCCCGTTTTAATCGTTATAATTCCGAGCTACTTTTCATTCAAGAGTACGAAGAACACAAAAGAAACTGAAAAACAAATCAACGTACTTTCAGACAAAATCGGAGGGCTTGAAAAATCAGTTGGTGAAATAAACGAAATCGGGCGAGAAAATCGTGATAATCTTTCTCTAATTGGAAAAGGTTTGCAACGATTACAGCGTTTTCGATTACAAGAAAACTTAAAAAAAGCAATTAGGCGCGGGTGGACAACTCAACATGAAATCGAGGAACTTTCAAGGCTTTATGAAAGCTATGTTGAATTGGGCGGAAATGGCGCTATCAAAATACTGTTTGAGAAGTTTCTCAAACTAGAAATTTCGGAGGAAAAATAATGAACAAAATTAACTGGAAAGTACGAGTATTAAATAAAACATTTTGGCTAACGTTAGTACCAGCTTTAGCGCTGTTGCTACAAACGTTTCTAGCTGTATTTAACGTTCGTTTAGAGTTAGGCGAAACAATCGATAAATTATTAGTGTTTATCAACGCATTGTTTGCTGTTTTGATGATTGTTGGTATTGTCAACGACCCTACAACAGCTGGTCTGACTGACAGCACAAGAGCGCTTGGGTATCACGAACCTAGCGAAGACTAAACTAAGAAAGGGAGGTCCTAAGACTTCCCTTTTTATTTTTCATGAAAGGGGGGACAACCTTTGAAAAAAATTATTAAACGACAAGCTGGCGTTTGTGTCAATGTCCGAGACAAAGTTTACAATGTAAAAGAAGAATTTTACTCACACGATAAGAACAACGCATTTATCGAGTTACAACTAAATGGAGTAGGCGCTGAAAAAATCATTGTGTTATTTCACTTTAAAACGACAAATCGTTTCTTGGAAGTCGTTGGAACGGTTGAAAATAATATCGCAACTGTTCCATTCGACACTAGCTTAATTACAACGGATGAGATCGTGTATGGTTATGTATACGCTGAAAAAATAGAACAATCAGCGGATATTTTAAAATTCTCGTTTGGTGTTCGTGTATCTGAAATTGATAAACATAGCGAATTGCCAATCATTGAGAAAGACACGAAACGCATTGTAGCATTAACTGACATCGTAACTAAAGCTGAATTAGAAGAAGCAATCAAGAATATCCATGTAGAGGGCGCAACTTTTGACGATTCTGAAATCTTACGACGTTTACAAGCGCTTGAAACGAAACCAGAAATTGATACAAGTTCATTCGCTACTAAGCAAGAATTATCAAATAAGGTTGAACGTGCTGAAATTGAGCAAATTTCAAGCGAAATTGAGACTTTAAAGGCAAAGGCAGATAAAGACACCGCCTATGACGATAGTGCCTTAAAACAACGTGTAACAGCGTTAGAAAATAAGACAGATAATGATACTGTATATAACGATGCAGAAATCAAGCAACGTTTGGAAGTTTTGGAACACAAACCAAGCGTGAATACTAGCGAATTAGTTACCAAGCAAGAATTGGAATCTAAAGGCTACTTAACCGAGCATCAGAGCCTAGAAGAATACGCTAAAAAAACGGAACTACCGCAACCGTACAACGATACAGTATTAAAAATGCGAGTTCAAAATTTGGAAACAAAATCTGATACCCTAGCGACTAAAGACGAACTAAAAGCCGTACAGTTGAAAGCGGGCGAAAAAGGCGAACGAGGAGAGCCTGGCCTTCGTGGAGAACGTGGGGAACAAGGTCCTACTGGTCCTCAAGGTATTCAAGGCGAACGAGGACAAGACGGACAAAGAGGTGAGCGTGGGGAACAAGGACCAATCGGACCTCAAGGACCAATCGGACTTACTGGACCAAAAGGAGAAAATGGTCGTGACGGTGTGGGCATTCCACAAAAGCTATCTTTAAATGGAAACACGCTTATTTTGTCAGACGGTGGCGGGAGCGTAACTCTACCAGCTTCCAGTCAAAATGCACCTACTCCATCAACTTCATCTAGCGAACTAATCGGTGAGGGAATGCCAAACGGTAAAGTCGATGGTACTATCGGACAGACATACGTTGACACTAAGAAAACTAACGGAGCTTTGAAAT